TGCTACGGGTTATAGTGTAGTTGGTTTCGATTCAGCGGCCGAAGCCAAACGCGAACTAATGTATGTCCATAAGCATCCGGACGCAGTCGAAGGACACCCATCAACAAAAGAGCAAGGTGTGGCAGAAGAAAAGAAAAGAGCATTGTATCACAAAACACAAGATGCTCCTACTAAACAAGCTATTGACAAAGCCTACCGAGCAAATCCTGGTGCAAAAAATGATACTGAAGCATTGGCTAGCTTATTATCTAGAGAAATAGATAGTATTGAACAAGAAAAAGAATTAAATCAAGATCAGGATCAACGCATTCGTGACTTAGATACAGTGGTTTCTAAAATAGGCGGACAAAAACCATCTAATATTGCTACACCTACTACACCAGGCGCCGCTAAATCGATGCCTATGCCTACAGCTAAAGCTACAGCGGCACCAACTGCACCAGCTAGCAATGTGATTCCAATGCCTACACCTAAGACCCCAGCACCTACTGCGGCAAGAACTCCTGTTACTCCTGCTAGTACAGGACTTCCTAGTGCGGCAATGCCAGCAGCCGGTGTACAACAACCAGCACAAGAACCAAAGACAGCAACTGGCACAGCAACTAGTCCAGCCATTGGACAAATGGCCAAACAGTTATCACAACCACAAGGTCGTGTAATCAAAGGCAAAAATCAACCATCAGTTGATGCAACAAGTACATCCAATAATGTTACACAACTTCCTACAAGCCCCGAATCATTAAAAAGACTACAGCAGTTAGGCAGTTTAGGTGTACCTACATCAACTGCTACTCCTTCCCCTGCTGAACCAAAAGACGACGCAACTCCCGCCAATAACGAACCATTTCGATTAGTAGCAGAGGCAGTGAGTGCCGCAGAACTAGAACAAATTTCTACATATAATAATCAAACATTTACTCAATCCTATGCTCATAGTCAACCAGCAAAATTATACTACGGTGATGGGCAATGGGAAGATTTAACAGCCGAAGAAATTGATAGAATGGTTAGTGCTATTGCTACAGACTATACTCCTCAAACTCGCCCACAAGTATGGCAAGGATTGTTTACAGACCATAACTATTTTAAAGAGTTTAAAAAACAACATTTAAGTCAACAACCGTTGCCATTCAATGAAGGCGATGTAGTTCCATTTACTAATAATCAACAGACTTTACAAGCATACAATGATGCAATGCAGATTATTAAGGCTGTTGCAGATACTCGCGTACCCGATGCTCGCGTAAATACAATGCGCCAAAACTTTTCCAGTAAGTATCAACAACGTTATCAGATTGCTCAGGCACCGGATCGTACATATTATCTATTAGATAAACAAACCAATCAACGTCAACGCTTGCCTGATCCTAGAACATTTGCTATTGAAAATACCAACTATTGGGTCAAGCTACAAAACGAACGAAGCAAGAAACTAAATAGCTTAGTTAACGAATTAAAAGAAAGCATTAAATGAGTGATCAACTAATCAAAGCTGCCAAGATTGGATTTGCAAGCCAATATAGTTTCTTCTTAAAGGCGGCATTCTTTCACTGGAATGTTGAAGGTATTAACTTCCAAGAATTACATGCATTGTTTGAACGTATCTATACAGAAGTATACGGTACAGTTGATGATTTTGCTGAAAAAATTCGTACACTTGGCGGATATGCACCAGCCAGTAACAGCCGATTCAGTATGCTCACACAAATTGAAGATGAAACAGAAATATTATCAGCAGAAGCAATGGTTGCCGAGTTACTTCAAGATGCCGATCATATGGTCACCATTATTAAAAAGGTTTACGATATTGCCGAAGCTGAAGGTGAACATGGTTTTAGTAATTTCTTAGCAGAACGTATGGATGCGTTCCGCAAACATGCATGGATGTTGAGAGCGACACTAAAATGAAAGTAACAGAGATCATTACAGAAACAGCCGCTTGGCAGAAAAAATCTGGCAAGAATAAAAACGGCGGCCTAAACAAAAAGGGTGTTAAAAGCTATCGCCGCGAGCATCCTGGATCTAAACTACAAACTGCTGTAACTACTAAACCTAGTAAGTTAAAGAAGGGTAGCAAAGCCAGCAAGCGTCGTAAGAGTTTCTGTGCTCGTATGAAGGGCATGAAGAAATCGCGTACTGGTGCCAAGACCAAACGAGATCCAAATAGTCGTATTAATAAAGCTCTACGTAAATGGCATTGTGAGTCAGTTGAAGAGTTGCAGGATATGTTAATGATTGCTGAGGCAAAAATCAAACAGCGATTAGATCCTAAGTGTTGGAAGGGCAAGCACAAAGAAGGCACTAAGATTAAAGGTGGCGTTCGTGTTAATAACTGTGTTCCAAACGAAAGCATAAATGAATCTTCAGCTCAAAACTTTGTACACAAGTTTGCTCCATGGGTAGCTGAACAGTTAGACATTCGCCTTCCTAAAATTGTATTATTGGATCAACCAAGAGATACTACATTTGGACAATATGTTCCAGAGGAAAAAACAATCTATTTAGTAACTGGCGGACGTCATCCTGTTGATGTATTACGCACACTAGCACACGAGTTGACACATCACAAACAAGATATTGAAGATAACTTACCTCCTGGTGCAGGCGAAACAGGCACAGATCAAGAAAATGAAGCAAACTCCAGCGCAGGTATTGTTATGCGCGACTTTGCTAAACAAAATCCTGAACACTTTGGTTTAAAATGAACCAATATCCAGTGTTTCCGGAACAGCCAGTAGGTGACGACAGTGATTATAAACGAAATCCTTTCTCACCAGCTTAAATCTCAAGAAGACTTAGATCTCATACTTGCACGTTGTTGCGAGTTAGTTCTCAACGGCCAAGCCACTGATCCCGATCATTGGGGCATGGTAGCGGCAGTAGCGGCTTGTGTTATACTACCCAACGGCGAAGAAGTATACGGAGTTAATCACGTAGACTCAGAAGGACTACATATACATGCAGAACGTGCGGCACTTAATGCTTGTGAAGTAGCCGACAGTCGTTGTATGATTGTTACTACACTAAGTCCTTGCAATCGCCCAATGGCAGAACGCCATGGAGAAAGCTGTACAGACTTGATAGCCAGATACGATATTGGTTTAGAAAATGTCTATTGTGGTTACAAAGATCCTAGCCAAAAAGAAGATGGTGTTGAAGAAACCAACAATCCAAAACTACGTGAATTATGTAAACGGTTAGCGGATACCTTCTTAAATACTTAATGACGTTCAAACTCAGTCCGGACATAGGCAATAACTTTTGCTATGCTCCCTGGACTAACATACACATCGATACACGTGGTAACTACAAGACTTGCTGTGCAGGCACAGATTCTCTTGGCAACTTAAAAGACAACTCGTTTGATACCGATCTATTACTTGACATAAAATCCAAACTGGTTAACAACGAATATCATACCAACTGTCGCTTGTGTAAAAATAATCTGGTAGCAGAGCGTAACTGGTACACTGATATTGCCAATAATAAAATCATTCCTATCGATGATATTACAGACTCTCATTTACAAAACTTAGATATACGTTGGTCAAACACCTGCAACCTAAGCTGTGTATACTGTGACAGTATGTTTAGCAGTCAGTGGGCACAACTACGTAAAGAACCTGCTGAGCGTACAGACTTTGGCAATAACTTATCTAATATTATTAAACACGTTACTGATAATCAAGCAACTATTAAGAATATAGCATTGTTAGGTGGTGAGCCATTGCTACAAAAAGAAAATATACAACTATTAGATATTGTCAGCAATGATGTTCACGTAAACATTATTACTAATCTGAGTGTGCCACTAGCCAACAATAAGATATTTAAAAGATTGTTAGACATGCAGAATGTTATGTGGGACATCAGTTTTGAAACTGTAGACTTGCGTTTTGAGTATGTACGTCGAGGTGCCGGTTGGTCAACTATGATATTAAACCTACGTATGCTACAAGATGCTATCGCCGATCGTCCGGGGCATCGTGTTGGTATTACAGGACAATACTCAGTGTATAACTGTTTAGATCTAGTAGACTTATACAGACACTTTGATCTTTATGCATTGCCAACACTACGTCTAAATGAACTACAATACCCACACGAACTGAGTGTGTTTAGTTTGCCTACAGACCTAATGCGCCAAGCCGCAGAGCAGGCTATATTAGCAACCGAATATACCAAGCGTACACATCAACATGACCAAACAGAACTTTTACTGAATATTGCAGATCGTTTAAATACTAGTAACAATGACCATGCTGACATAGAAAAGTTATACGAATGGCATGCATATCAAGAAGAAAAATATTGGCCCAACTCAACGTTAACATTTGAAAGTTTATGGCCCAAGTTTAGAAAGAATACACTACCTTAGGACGTTATGCGTTACTAGTGTATGCCCGGCTGCTGGGCTGGACATTATGGGAGTCGTGCCCCGGAATGATGTCCTAAAGTGAGCACTAATTCAAATGAAAACATTAAACTTTGACATTCAACAAGTAACTCCATTATCCGAAGGTTTATGGACTGTTGGGCAAGTATTTGACAACGCGGACTTTGCCTATATTGAGTCGGCGATTCGATCTATTCCTATAGAAAAATACACAGCAGGCATAGACAACAGATACGAACTAGTCTGGCAAAACGATGGCATATTAGAAGAACTAACTGATGCATTTCGCAAGGTATCGGATCAAATAAGCAAAATAACCAACCTAGAGTTATCGTTTAATCAAGTACGTGTGTGGCAAGATACCGCAGGCTTTATGATTCCGTTTCATGAAGACGATCAACAAGCAACTGTACATATTCAAACCTATGTATACGGCAATATAGGTACAACTTGGTATACCCCCGCAGGAAGAACTACTATTCCATTTATACCAAATAGTGGTTATATAACCGAATGCTCAAAACGTTACCCACACGGTACACTTGTACCAACTATGGACAACAGATATAGTTTGTATGCCACATTTAACCAAAAGCCTCTTGCATTATCAGAGTAAGTAGTATACAATAAACAAATATTCAACTAGGAGAATTAAATGTCATCACGTATGTTTAGCAATGAACAAAAAGCCAAGCTCACCCAGATTATCAACGAAGGTATGGCTGTGCTACAAGAAATCGAGGACCTTAACGCAGGCCTTAATGATACAGTAAAAGCCATTGCTGAAGAAATGGAAATCAAACCGGCTATCCTTAAGAAAGCTATTAAGATTGCACAAAAGTCTAAGCTAGGTGAAACTAATCAAGATCACGACGAGCTTAACACTATTCTCGAAACTGTAGGCAAAACACTTTAATGGATCAGATCACAAACACTTTCATTGATACATTTCAATGGGCACGTAGAGATTTTCGTGAATGGCCATTACGTTTTTGTTTGGAAGTGTTTGCTTGGATGTTAAGTATCGGCTGTAGTATTGGCATGATGCTAACTGTGCCAAATCCACCATTGCATCTTATGTATCCGTTTTGGATTACAGGGTGCTGTATTTACTGTTGGGCGGCTTGGACTAGAGGATCGTTTGGCATGGTAGCAAACTATTTGTTACTAAGCACAATCGATATTGTTGCTCTTGTTAAGATGTGGCTAGCCCGCTAGACAAAATATACTCCGCGGCACGTTGATGTGCTTCTGTGCCCGGATGTGTATTTACAAAGCTGTAGTTTTTCAATCGGCACCATTCGAGAAAGCCAGTTCCATCAAACCACACTATATGATCCCAGGGCATTAATGCCTTGAGCGATTGTATATATTCATCGGGCGATCCCCACGTATGGCTAGTCCTTAGCTCATCGTTATCCAGTACAAAAGTATAAGGAAGTTGCATACGGTCAAGGAACTGACTAGCTAATACTATTTCTTTCATTGTAGTTACAACTTCAGTATATTCTAAGCCACCTGGCCCTCTATACCAATCTCTTGTAAATCCAGTTTGCTCTGACCACGGACTTACATTTTCCCAATGATTGTCAACTCTAAATTCATAGCGTGTACTACTAGTCCACATAGCTAAGATTAAATCATTTTGATAATGATCCATATTGCTAATAATAGCTCGAGCGATACCAGAGTTTGCGGCATTCTCTTTGGCTAAACACAGGTAGTCTAAGCCTAGTTTTTGTGCTATAATACTAGACCATGTGTAAGATTGATCAGGAAGTTCAGAACCATAAGTGATACTAGCACCAAAGGAAACAATTCTTGAATAGTTTGACATACGAATATTTAACTGCTATACTACTAGGAGTAAATATTATTAAGAGTCGTTCACTTAAAGAACAAGCAGAGTTGTGCCAGCTAAAAGTGGCATTTGGAGAAATATGAGTTACATTGACGCTCTCTTTGATAGAGACAAAGACAGAATTCACGTAGTAGAACGAGTTGATGGCGAACGGGTATACAAAGAATATCCCGCTAACTATGTATTTTACTATGATGATCCCCGCGGCAAGTTCCGCACTATCTACGACACACCCGTGTCACGCTTTAGTACACGTAACGGTAAAGAGTTCCATAAAGAACAACGAGTAAACTCGGGCAAGCGCCTATGGGAGTCGGATATTAATCCTATTTTCCGTTGCTTAGAAGAACATTATCTAGGTGCTATGTCGCCAAAACTACAAACAGCCTTTTTCGATATTGAGGTCGATTTCGACCCAGAACGAGGCTACAGTAAACCCGAAGATCCCTTTAATCCTATTACTAGTATCTCTGTCTACTTAGACTGGATGGACAAGATGGTCACGTTAGTTGTGCCGCCTAAGAGTTATAGTTGGGAAACCGCCGAAGAGATTTGTAAAAAGTTTGACAACTGTTTCTTATTTGAACGTGAAGAAGATATGCTTAACACGTTCTTAGACTTGATCGAAGATGCAGATATTTTATCAGGTTGGAACTCAGAAGGTTTTGATATTCCCTATACCACTATGCGTATTACTCGTGTATTAAGTAAAGATGACACACGTAGACTATGCTTGTGGGGACAAATGCCCAAGCAACGTATGTTTGAACGCTTTGGTGCAGAACAACTTACATTTGACTTGATTGGTCGTGTACACCTAGACTACATGCAACTGTATCGCAAATACACATACGAAGAACGTCATAGCTACTCCTTGGATGCTATCGGCGAGTACGAAGAAGTCGGTAGTAAGTTAGCATACGAAGGTACGCTGGACCAACTGTACAATAAAGAATTTGAAAAGTTTATTGACTATAATAGACAAGATACCTTGTTGTTGGCTAAACTAGATAAGAAGTTACGCTTCCTAGATCTAGCTAACGAACTTGCACACGATAATACAGTATTGCTACAGACCACTATGGGTGCTGTGGCTGTTACAGAACAAGCTATTATTAACGAAGCACACAGCCGTGGTATGGTTGTGCCTAACAGGAGATCTAGAGATGACCAAGGAAATACGCAAGCGGCAGGTGCCTACGTTGCTTTCCCCAAAAAAGGAATGCACGAATATGTTGGCGCAATCGACATTAACTCGCTCTACCCCTCAGCGATCCGTGCTCTTAACATGGGGCCAGAAACAATCGTCGGGCAACTCCGTCCAGTAATGACAGACCACTACATCCGTGAAAAGATGGATAGCGGTGCTAGTTTTGCTGATGCTTGGGAAAACATGTTTGGTACACTAGAATATCAAGCGGTAATGAATGGTGATATAGGTACAGAGATTACCATAGACTGGGAAGATGGAAGCAGTGATGTAATGTCGGCAAAGGATGTATGGCGTTTGATATTTGACAGTCGCCAGCCATGGACGTTCAGTGCTAACGGTACAATATTTAAATATGACACAAAGGGTATTATTCCCGGGTTATTGGAGAGATGGTATGCCGAACGTAAAGAAATGCAAGCTAAAAAGAAAACCGCAACATCTAAGGAAGATACAGCGTTCTGGGACAAAAGACAGCTCGTTAAAAAGATTAACCTCAATTCGCTATATGGGGCGATCCTCAATCCGGGTTGCCGCTTCTTTGACCAGCGCATTGGCCAGAGCACGACACTTACTGGGCGTATCATTGCCAAACACATGGACAGCCATGTCAACGAAGCTATTACGGGCGACTACAACCACGTCGGCGCCGCAATCATCTATGGCGATACGGACTCGGTCTATTTCTCAGCGTGGCCGCAAATCAAAGAGGAAGTAGCTAAAGGTAACATGGAGTGGAACAGAGAAATCTGTGTACAGTTATACGATACTATTGCCGAGAGCGTAAATGACTCGTTCCCTGCGTTTATGGAACGTGCTTGTCATTGTCCACGTGAAATGGGCGCCATTATCAAAGGCGGACGTGAGCTTATTGCTAGTAAGGGCCTATTCATTAAGAAAAAACGCTATGGAGTATTAATCTACGACATGGAAGGTGTGCGTTTAGACACACACGGAAAACCGGGTAAGATGAAAGCTATGGGCCTAGACCTAAAGCGTAGTGATACACCTAAGATTGTACAAGAGTTCTTAAGCGAACTGCTAATGGATGTCCTAACTGGCGCTGAGAAGGAAGCTATTATTGCCAAAGTCAAAGAGTTCAAGTTGAAGTTTGCTGAACGTCCGGCTTGGGAAAAGGGTACACCTAAGCGTGTAAACAACTTGACTAAGTATGCCGCAGAAGAAGCACGCCTAGGCAAAGCCAACATGCCCGGTCACGTTCGTGCCGCAATGAACTGGAATAACCTTAAGCGTATGCATGGCGACAACTACTCAACTACTATTGTAGACGGTATGAAAACTGTTGTATGTAAACTCAAAGACAATCCAGTGGGATATACTAGTGTAGGCTACCCAACAGACGAAAGTCATATTCCGCAATGGTTTAAAGACTTGCCATTTGACGATTCAACAATGGAATCAACTATTGTTGATCAAAAGGTAGAAAACTTACTAGGTGTGCTAGAGTGGCGGATTGCAGAAAGCACAGATATTAAAACAACTTTTGACGATTTATTTACTTTTGAGTAACTTATGAAAAAGCTAACAGAACTAGTAAATCTTCGAGAACAACTAACACAGGCTTACGATCCTAGACCCGTAGGAAATGAACTTGATCATTTGCAAGCTAAACTTGTTTCTATAGTCGAAGAGCGCGGAGATGCAGATCACCGAGTTATGTTAGAAAATCTAATCACGGATGTTCATCAGGTACAAGAAAGATTTAACGAAAATAAAAAACAGTTTGATCTGGTTATCAATGTTATAGATCATGAAATAATGAATGAAGGTACTAAGTTCTTTAGTGAAAACTACAGCCTTGAAATACGTGTAGATGCCGAAGCTACTAGTATTATTCGCAATGTTCGTGTAATGGATTTATCTGATTTGGTTCTCAAGGAAATATTAGGCAGAATACAACTGTATACTTCTTGGGAATATCCTGCACTGGAGATTGGTTGCAGAGATGGAGAATGGACACCACATTTGGTAGCGAGCGATCCGCTATACATAGTTGACCATTACAGAGAGTTTATTGATTCTACTGTATCAAAATTTAATACAGATTATCAAAATAGAATTAGACCATATTTGATTAAAGATCAGGATATGTCAGAGTTACCACAAGGGCAGATGAACTTTGTATTTTGCTGGAACTATTTGAATTATCGTAGCTTAGATACAGTAAAAGAATATTTAAAATCAGTCCGAGATTTACTACGTCCCGGCGGTACCTTTATGTTTAGTTACAACAATGGCGACATACCGGAATGTGCTGGATATGCTGACAATCGCTGGATGAGTTATATTCCAAAAAGTATGTTGTTGCCCATGTGCGAAAGTCTTGGATATAGCATTGTATATGAACGAGACATACGTGGAGAAGGCACAACTGTTAGCTGGATTGAAGTTCGTAAAACTGGTCGGCTTACTACGGTTAAAGCCGATCAAGTATTGGGCGAAATAAAAGATATCGCTCCTTGACTTTTTCTAAATAAACCTATACACTACTACTATTACGGAGAAAACTATGTTTGATTATTTAAAAGATATTGTACAACACACTTATGGCTTAGGCGTTATTAATATGATTAAGATTACTGGAACTAAAACCAGTACCGCAATCAACGCATTTGATCAGCAGACTAAAACTGTTATTTTGAACGCAGATTTCAAAGCACCGGTTGCCGGCTTTGAAGGCGTATTTGGTATGCCTAACTTGGATCGTTTGAATACTATCCTTAACATTCCTGAATACAAGGAAGATGCTAAGATTACTGTTCAAACACAAAAAGATGCAGAAGGCAATGATGTGCCAGCTAGCATCCAGTTTGAAAACAAAACAGGCGACTTTAAGAACAACTATCGCTTTATGAGCACAAGCGTTATTAACGATCAACTTAAGAACGTTAATATGAAACCAGTTAAGTGGGCAGTAGAAGTTAATCCTACAGCACTAAGCATTCAAAAGTTAAAGTTTCAAGCAATGGCACACTCCGACGCTACTGTGTTTTCAAGCAAAACAGAAAATGGCGAACTAAAGTTTTTCTTTGGTGATTCTAGTAGCCACGCAGGATCATTTACATTTGCTACAACATCGGGTACGTTGACTAAACAGTTAAACTGGCCAGTTGCAGTAGTGAACTCAATCCTTAGCTTGCCGGGCGACAAGACATTTAAGATTAGCGACGACGGTGTTGCAGAGATTACCGTTGACTCTGGACTTGCAACTTACTACTACAAACTACCAGCACAAACTAAGTAATGCTATTTCATCAACCCTGGCAGCCAAAGAATCATACATTAGGAACTTGTTGGATTGCTCCTACAAATGATCTAATGTATGTAAACATTTCTAAGAATGCCAGCAGTTGGACTAAACCCAACTTAGAAGAACTAGGGTGGGTGGTTAAAAACTATCACTTAGACCATTTAACAAACTATCATTCTTTGATTGTATTACGTGATCCTGTAGAACGGTGGGTAAGCGGTATTGCAGAATATTTTTCACTGTATCATCCCGACTTTGATCTTGATGATTTTAATAAATCATTCATTGATTTTATTATGGAACAAGTTGAGTTTGATGAGCATACTGCAAGACAAGTATATTTTATCAGAAACATTGACCCAAATCGTTGTACTTTTATGATGGCAGACGATTCTTACAGGGCAAACTTTACCAGTTGGTTAAAGGAACAAGGCTATGCTGATGTAGATTACACTAACCGTGTTTATCAACATACTACCATTGGTAATCCCGTTAGAAAAAAATATGCAACTTTCTTTAGAACACTATTAGATAATCCTATGTATCTTGAAAAGATTAAAAAGTTTTATCATCTTGACTACAGAGTAATATGGTCAGTTAGACTGTATGGTAGCAAGCAACTGTCGGGCATACATCGTGGATAAGTTTTTTCCTGGAGCAACTTGGACTAGTAGTCATGTTTATGGACAGGGACTGATCAATCGTTCACGTGGATTAACTTACTATAATACACCTAAGTGTGCTAGTATGTGGATGCGTAAGTATATCAGTGATTTAGGTACAAACTTAAATGATCGCTGGGATTCACATAACTTTACCACAGAAGATTCTAAAGGACTAACTCCTGTTATCATAGTTAGAGATCCAGTACAGCGTTGGTTATCACAATGCCCAATGGCAGATGGTTTGCCTACTGCTGTAGCCGAAAACACTATAGATTCTGTGTTTGAAAACTTTGAATACTTTTTAACCGATGAGCATACTACTCCGCAATATAACTTTATTGATGGATTAGATTTAACTCATGCTGTGTACTTTTGGTGCGACAACGACCTTTCAACAAAAATGAAACGGTTTTTTGACAGTCATGGATTTACTAGTACTACACCGCCAGCACCAGTTAACGAACAAGAAGTGCAACCAAATGTTGATGCTATTAATCAATCAAAAAATATTTGGCGGGATTTACTCAGCAGACCTAAATACTTTGAAGTATTTAAACAAGCATACAGTCGTGATTATGCTTTAATCAATAGTGTAACATTTTACGAATAATACAATGACCCAAGATAACTTAACTGCTAAACAATCAGACTATGCTGTGTTCTTACCAGCGATCAGTGGCTTTTATGCTACCTTTATAGGCAAACAACGTAACGAAGAATATGTAGATCCTGCACGTTTTCCGCAGGGCTTAACAGATATGGAACAGATGAACTGGCTAAATGACCAGAAAGCATTGTTCCCATATAAGTGGTCGCTTTACTCCGGCGGCCACGCAAACCTTGACCTTAATAAGCAGGACTGGTCAGAGGATATGGTACGCAATCGCGATCCCAACACACTAATGCTTGGTGACTCTGGTGGATTCCAGATTGCTAAAGGATTATGGGAAGGCGATTGGAAGGCCGGCTCAGGTTGCCCGAAGGCCCAGAAAAAACGTGAACAAGTTTTAGCTTGGCTGGACGGCATCGCTGACTATGGTATGACCCTTGATATTCCAACTTGGGTTATACATGATAAAAACGCTAGTGCCAAGTGTGGTATTAAAACTTTAGAAGAAGCTGTAGATGCTACAAAGTTTAACAACGAATACTTCATGAAACACCGCAAGGGTGTTGCTAATGGCGGGGTTAAGATCCTTAACGTATTACAAGGTGCTAATCACCCCGACGCAGATCGTTGGTATGAAACTATGAAGGACTACTGTGATCCTGCAAAGTATCCAGATACACACTTCAATGGTTGGGCTATGGGAGGCCAGAACATGTGTGACGTACACTTAATCCTTAAGCGATTAGTTACTCTACGTCACGATAACTTGCTACAAGAAGGTCGGCATGATTGGATGCACTTCTTGGGCACAAGTAAACTAGAGTGGGCAGTCTTGCTCACAGTTATACAAAGGAACATTAGAAAATATGTCAATCCTAGTTTCACTATTAGCTTTGATTGCGCTAGTCCGTTTTTGGCAACTGCCAACGGCCAAGTCTACTTCGAGAACGTATTTCCTGACAACGGTAAATGGTCATACCGCATGGCGCCTAGTGCAGATGACAAAAAATACGCAACAGACACACGAAAATGGTCAGACGGAGTTGTAGCCGATGGCATTTACCCACGTTGGGAAGATAGTCCATTAAGCGACATGATGAAGATGAAGGATGTGTGCATTTACAAACCGGGCGACCTTAATAAAAACGGTAAAGAAGGCAAAACAAGTTGGGACAGCTTTAGCTATGCTCTACTAATGGGACATAATGTATGGATGCATTTGACTGCCGTACAAGAAGCCAATCGTCGCTTTGATGCTGGTGCTCACCCTGCTATGATGCGTAGCTCGGGCCCAGGTGGAGAATACTTTGAGCATCTGGTAGAAGCTATCTTTGCCGAAACAGACAAACAAAAGGCCTTGGACTTAATCGAATCCTACAGTACATACTGGACCGAGATTATTGGCACACGTGGATTTAAAGGCAAAAAGGCTATTAATGGTAATGCTATGTTTGATCAGTTATTTGAAGTAGAAGGCAGTGAAGAAGTTGAAGAACATCATATTGATGATTCTGGATTAGACGAATCAAAACTAGACGCATTGGAGGCAGAATGACAATCCCAGCACGTATTAAACATTTAGAAGATGAGCATGCCAAACTTGATAAAAAGATTGATGGTTTGGAAAGCACAGGCGCATTTCAGGATGAACTATTAAACAAGTTGAAAAAACAACGGTTGCATATTAAAGACGATATTGTTAAACTTAAAGAAGAACTAGCATTCAGAGAGCGTAAAACACATGGTTAGAGCAGGTCACGAACAGGTAAACTTCTTTGTAGGCAAGGAAGTAGAACACAGTCCAGCATATGGACATCGCACACTATTTGTAGTAGGTATTCAAGATGCCGGTGTTATTTTAAACTTAGTTAAGAATAATAACTGTACCCATGTTTATTTTGGCGCCAATCAAAGTTTTCCTAATCCAGAAGTTAACGATGGAGATACCTGGCGTGAATGGGAAGGTATGATTACCGAGTGTCTACAAGCCGGTATACTATGTACATTAGATTTAGATTCCTCTGCCGCCGAAGGCCTAGCTGAAGGTTGTTTAATCGAGTACAATAACTTTATTCCAATGATCTCAGTTAAGTTGCCTTATATTCAACTGCTAGGATACAATGCTACTCTTAAACTAGATGATAAAGATTTTGCTAAGACAAACCCCGGTGTTTGGTGCCATAGCATACACGAACTGCGTGATCGTAGCGTGTTCACAGATTGGTCTCGATATACACAAGATGAAGTAATACGATGATCAAATGTCCGCTACCGTGGACAGGTATTGCAGTTGAACCCGATGGTATGGTTAAGAACTGTGCTGTTAGCTCTATTCCCCTTGGAAATCTAAAGTTCCAACCAATCAAAGATATTCTTGATGGTTACACTAATCAAGACATACGTACAAGTTTAACTTACGATGCTTGGCCGACCGCCTGTAATCAATGTAAAAGTGTCGAACAAATAGATCCATTGTTTAGTAACCGTGCTTATCAACTTGAACTACACCAAGATGTCAACATTGATTACGCCGGTAAACATAGTTTAACGCAGTTAGATCTACGTTGGTCTAATACTTGTAACTATGCCTGTGTTTACTGTAGTCCAACATTAAGTAGCCAATGGGCACGGGAACTAAGCCAACAAGTCAATGCCGATCGAGAACATTTTGTAAAGTTAAAAGAGTATGCCTTTGCTAACTTATCTAATGTTAAAGAAGTATATCTAGCCGGTGGCGAACCACTGTTAATCAAAGAAAATCTAGAGCTACTAGAAGAACTACATCAAATCAATCCCGATTGTCTAGTACGTATTACCACCAATGCTAGTAACCTAACAAACAAGATTTACGAACAAATCAAACAGTTTAAAAATGTTAAATGGGAAGTAAGTGTTGAAGCCACCGGTGCCCAGTTTGAATACATACGCTATCCTGGAGTATGGTCTGAGTTTGAACGTAACTTAAAACAGTTATTAACGGAGTGGGACAATGTGGGTATTACCATGAACTACTTCTTACTTACTGCCGACACTATTATTGAAACTGGATTATATATTAATAGTCTAGGAGTTGATCTGAATAAAATAGCAGTACATACAGTAACTGGGCCAAAGTTTTTAGATGCTCGTAATATAAAAGATTTAGATAAGATTACTGCTTACCTAAATACCTATACAGAAACCGCAACAACATTTGGACAAAGTATTCAGAATTGTCGGGATTTTCTTACCAAACCGTTTGACAAAGATCCTGCTAATGTTGTATACTCATTGAACAATATAGATCAACGCAGGACATTAAATTTTACTACAACTTTTCCCAATCTAAATAAACTATTAGATGTTTAAAAACTTACGTATTGATATACTAAACTGGCTAGCTGCCGGTAGATTAGTTATAGAAAAAGAAAAGAAACCACAGGAATATAAACCGATGAGTTATACATTAGGCGGAAATGGTGCTGGCTCTATTAACATCAGCCCCACTTATCAACAATCAGCTAGTCCACAATCCAGTCAAACAATGACTATTAAGATTACCCCAGCTAATGGCGGAACTATTGTACAGATGCAAACAAACGAATATGGCAACGGAGAGTTACATATTATTCCCGACGGATCGGACTTCGATCGCGAATTGGGAAAGATTATTACAATGAGTAAACTTAAGGCATAACATGAATCAAGAACAAAGAGCACAAACAGATCGTATTATGTCCGCGGCACAAAGACAGATTTGGGTTACGTTTCAACGAGAAGGCATACATTGCTACCCAGCGGCAGCAACTGACCCGCTACTAGCAACAGGAGATGAATATGATGTATCGTTTTTGGCTAGTCCTCATCGCCATATCTTTCATTTCAGGGTGTCAATCGATGTATTCCACAATGACAGGGACATCGAGTTCATCCAGTTCAAACGCTGGCTTGAAAACCTTTACACTGGGACCGGTCCCTTTGGTGAAGGTCGAGTTTTAGAACTTAACTATAAGTCTTGCGAAATGATTGCAGATGACTTATACACACAAATTGCCGCACGTTATCCTAATCGTGCTGTTACAATCGAAGTATCCGAGGACGGTGAAAACGGATGCCAGATTACTTACAACCTCACCCGTCCAAGTCAATCAATCGTTATTTAAAAGGAAATATCATGGCCAAACCAGAATGGCTTACTAAGTATCTTCGCCTTAAACCTGAAGTAAAAACAATCTTTGAAGATTTAGAAGTATACAAACAGTTTTGTCAAGATTACGGCTATCCGTATGACGAAAAACACTTATACAATGAGCGTACTCCCTATGGCGAGTATGTTAAAATGACTAAAGGTCGTGAACCTTGGGATCAGTGGCGTACTCCTAAGCGTGATCGTACTAACTTTAAGCCACGTGATAATAACTGGAAACCGCGTGACTAGTTATATTGTTAGTTACTATATAGGATCGGGTAGAACTAGGAAATCTTTTAAGACTTTAACAGAGGCTATTAGATTTTCAGTCTATTCGATACCTTTTGATAGTTTTTTTCAAATTATTAAAGATTAATGAGATTATATAAAATGCGTAAATTATGGTATATGGGGTTGGAGCCTTATAAAGCTCGTTACACTCTACAACTACAAGAGTGGAATCGTGCTGTATTTGAACGTCGTGGTATCAACTACGAAATCGTTGAAGGTGAAACACTCAGTAACGATCAAGCTATTGTAACAGGACAGGTGCTAGATGCACATGGTCGTACTTACTTTGGTATGAGTCAGCTAATGAATCTTGTTAAAAAGATGAAACAAGGAGAAGTTACTAATGAAGATGTTATCTACTTTGAAGACATGTTTCAACCCGGTATCGAGAGCTTGCCTTACATTATGGATCAAATCGATCCTGCTCACCGTCCTCGTATTGCTGTTCGCTGTTTGGCACAAAGTATTGACCCTGATGATTTCGTTCATGTTTGGGGTATGCAAAAGTGGATGGGACTTTACGAAAAGATGGTGGATAGTTTTGCGGATATTATCCTAGCATCAAATGAAGAAATGGCCATGCACATGAAGGTTGCCGGATGGGAAGGCGACATCTATAACATTTCTGGACTGGCATTTGGTAAGGCGGAAGTTCGAGCACGTGTACCCGGAGAACTTAAGCCATTTATAGATCGCAAATATCGTGTAGGATTTGCCGCACGTTGGGATCAAGAGAAACAGCCAGACTTTTACATGGACTTTATCGAAGCATGGCATGCTAAACATCGAGATAACTTCCCAATGAATACTGTTGAGTTCTGTATCTTTTCAGGTGCCAAATTAAAAAGCAACAACGACAGCTATATGGCTCGTACACGTGACTTACAAGCACGTGGCTTGCTGACTGTATACGAGGATTTAGAAAAAAATGATTACTATGCTTTGCTTAATGACACTAGGGTATTGTTTAATTGCGCTTTACAAGACTGGGTCTCCAATACTGTATCCGAAGCTGATACGCTTGGATCGAATGTTTTATATCCTGCTTATCGTAGCTTCCCTGAAACTTTTGCAAATGACGCAAGCCGGTTATACGTTCCTTGGTCGATAGATGATGCAATGACCAAGTTATGGGGTGCGTTACAAGCACCAAGCCCAAATATGGGTAAGATCTCAGATTGGACCGATGGCACCATTGATCGCATCGTAGACATATTAGAGGGCAAAGGTGAACAATGGCGTCGTATGTCAACCGATTACCGAAAACATACACACGAGTCCAAATTTTAGAATGACACAAAAATAAAACAATGCTATAATACATTATGGACTTTATTCTTTACATTATCTTAGGTTTGGTTTGCTATCTAGCAGGACGTACTTCTGCACCCAAAGAAGTAGTTAAGCAAATAGAAATGACTGACAAAGAACGTCGAGATTATGAAATCCAGTTAAATTTAAATCAATCGTTACTAACAGAAGTACAAAACTATAGACAGTTAGAAAATCAACTCAGAGGCGAACTATGGGACACCAAGCAGAAGTTAAAGAAGTTACAGCAGAAGAACTAGTAGAACTTATTAAGTTCACACCACGCACCTACAAGATCTCTATGTGGGGTTACGGTGGCGAAAAAGTCATGGGCACAGTTGGCCAGGACGTTTGGGATTATTGCACAGAGAATCAAGTTGATCTCAGTGATTTGGCCTGGGATAGTGATGCCGCCGAAAACATGGGTCTTGATCCTGATCGTTTACCATTTTATCCAGGATCTTGGTACGAGTGCGATAGCATGGGTCACGTTCACGGCGTTAGTCGTAATGCAGGTACACTACAGATTGAAGATGAAAACGGTGATACAGTACTTGAACGTAGTCTAGAAGATTTTGATGGTTGTGACGATAGCGCACAGCTTGACACCGATGACGAAGTTTGGATTGGAAGTCGCAAAAAAGGCGAAGTAGTGTTTGTTGGCAGTTCAAACGAAAAAGGTACATTCTTTGAAGGTGAAATTGAACTTCGTGCACCATTTGATATTGAAAAGCTAACTTTACATATTTCCGATTTTGATGACGAAGAAATTGTGCATGGTGTTAGCTATGACGGTGAAGACATTGACAACTGGGGCGGCTCAACAGATGGTAAAAGTTCGGACTTTGTCATGGTGCGTATGATTGACGACGAAGGACACTTTGAACGCTACGAACCCGAAGAAAAAGATTGGGGACATCCTGAGTATGGTACTAGCCCAGAGTCATGGGAAAAGACTGTAGACTTCAAATTTCCTAAGCAGAAGCCAGTACACCCAGGATACTATAATGCTGTATGGAGTCACTTTGGTACCACATACGGTAGTTTGTATTGGGATGGTGAAAACTTTGGTGAGTGGGAATACGGCAAGTTTAACGCTATTGGTGGTGTAAAGACTTGGTCGGGATTTAACTGGGACACAAGCTCGTGGGCAAATCGTCCGCTAGAGCCAGTTGATGTTGCATGCGATAACAAGGAGTGCGGCTGGGTAGGTATGGGATCAGACCGAATCGAAGATGCTGAATATAACGATCACTGCCCTGCTTGCAATGGTACAGAGTTTACGTGGATTGATTATGATCCCAATACCAAAGAAGGACGTGCTAATCGCAAGAAGTATTGTCGCACTAAGAGTGATGTATCCGGCTTAGAAGACGATCTTGAAAAACTTAAAGCAGAGTTTGAAGCTTTATGTGCCGATGATGAATATATTCAAATAGAGGATTAACGTGACGACCTTTACTACAGAGGATTTAGAATCATTACTAACAGACTGGTTCCCAGGTGATGTAGATCCAGTTAACGAAGGCGAATATGATGTAATGACGCTACATTGGCCTTGGCCGCATCGTGTTATATGGACTAAGGAAAAGGGATGGGATACCACAGAAGCAGTAGGACAGTGGCGCGGATTAAAAATAAGGATTCCGGAATGAGTAACTTAGGTTGGTTTATAACAACTGTAATCGCTACACCAATTGCATCATTGCTATGCTGTTGGTTTGGTATTAAATTCGGAGGCCTTTGTGCAAGCAAAACCAGAAACTAACGGACAACCTAAATGCGGTTGCGGGAAAACAATGCACCCACCTTACTGCGATGGTAGTCATGGTCGTAATGCCGAGCAGTATGAAGAGTGGAAGCGTAAAGTAGAACTAGAACGCTATCAAAAGCAAGCACAGGAACTTTGGTTTGATGGCGGATCATGTACAGGCGGTAAACCCGAGTGAGCGACACCGATATTAATATTGCTATTATATTAATCATATATTTTGCTATAAACTTAGGTATATTGTGGCTGGTACACGCACTTACAAAGAAATATAATGACTAGACGAATCGTAGTAACTGGTGGATGTGGCTACATTGGTAGCCATGTAGCACGAGCATTTAAACAAAACGGAGACTCTGTTCTTACAATAGATCGAGTCTTACGTTTGCATACACTAAAGGACATTGATGGATATCATATCGGAGATTTTGCTGACGATGCTAGCCTTGCCGCCATTTACGACTATAATCCTGACGTCATTGTACATTGCGCTGGCACC